GCATGGAAGTTAGTCATGGATAGGATATTACCCACAGCTGTATTTGAGAATGATGTCATTAAGGGCGCGGGTAAGTCAGCGATACAAATAAACATTACTGGAGTTGGAGGAGAGACTACAGTGGTGTCAAGTCAAGAAGATGCTATTGATGAAGGAGAAATCATAGATGGCTAAGTACTTTGATAGAGATGAGTTTGCTTGTCAGTACACAGGCAACAACGAGATTAAAGAAGAGTTTATTGAGAAGCTAGATAAGCTAAGAGAAGCCTGTGGTTTCCCCTTTGTAATTACGTCAGGATTTAGAGATAAAACACACCCCATTGAAGCTAAGAAAGCAAAACCAGGAACAGGAACTCATGCACAAGGCATTGCCGCGGATATTAAAGTCACTAACGGCTACCAACGGTTTCGTATCGTTGAGAAGGCTATCGCGCTTGGATTCACAGGCGTGGGAGTTGCTCGTGGTTTCGTCCATGTTGACATCCGCAGTCCTGACGATACAACCCCTTATGTAATGTGGACTTACTAGTTGACTACGGAATTAAACGTATCACTCTTACCGTGGCAACAGGAAGTCTTTGAGGACACAACTAGATTCAAGGTCATAGCCGCAGGTAGACGTACAGGCAAGTCCAGACTAGCCGCATGGATGTTAATCATCAGGGCTTTACAGTCAGACAAGGGGCATGTCTTCTACGTTGCACCTACACAGGGTCAGGCTAGGGACATTATGTGGCAGGTGTTGATGGAGATAGGCAACCCCGTCATAGCCTCTAGTCATGTTAACAACTTACAAATAAAGCTAGTAAATGGCGCAACCATAGCACTCAAGGGTGCAGATAGACCAGAAACCATGCGTGGTGTCAGTCTTAAGTTCCTCGTTATGGATGAGTATGCCGATATGAAGCCAGAGGTCTGGGAGCAAATCCTTAGACCTGCACTAGCTGACCAGAAGGGAGATGCACTGTTCATTGGTACGCCAATGGGACGTAATCACTTCTATGACTTATATAACTATGCTTGTGTAGCAGAGGATGAGACCTTTGTAGGTTATCACTTTACAAGCTATGATAATCCACTGCTAGACCCTGAAGAGATTGAAGCGGCTAAGAAGTCTATGTCTGCATTTAGTTTCCGTCAGGAGTTCATGGCATCATTCGAGGCACAGGGTAGTGAATTATTTAAAGAAGATTACATTAAGTTTTCTGAAGAAGAACCCTCTAGTGGTCAGTATTATATTGCTGTCGATTTGGCGGGGTTTGCTGATGTGGCAAAAGCTACAACTAAAACTAAACGACTTGACCAAACGGCTATCTCGGTTGTTAAAGCAAATGAACAAGGTTGGTACGTTGCTGACATCATTCACGGTCGGTGGGGTGTGCAAGAAACTGCACGTAAAATCTTTGAAGCTGTACGAGACTATCGTCCAGTATCTGTCGGGATTGAGAAAGGGGCGTTAAAGAACGCTGTACTTCCCTACATCTCAGACTTGATGAAGGCTAATGATAGGTTCTTCCGTATTGAGGAACTGACTCATGGCAACAAGAAGAAGACCGATAGAATCGTGTGGGCTTTGCAGGGTAGGTTTGAACACGGTAAGATTACACTTAACAAGGGTGCTTGGAATACAGAGTTCCTAGATGAACTGTTCCAATTCCCTAGTCACCACGTACACGATGACTTGATTGACTCACTCGCTTACATAGACCAGTTGGCTAACATAGCCTACACTTCGGACTATGTGGAAGAAGAATTTGAATTTTTAGATACTTACGCAGGGTACTAATATGTTACTAGAAGATAAAGAAGAGTTTACACTGGAGCAAAGCCTAGAGGATTGGGTCATTGATAAATGTCAAGGTTGGCGTAATCACTACGAATCCAACTACTCACAGAAGTTTGATGAGTACTATCGCCTATGGCGCGGTCAGTGGGCGGCAGAGGACAAGACCAGAGATTCGGAACGCTCACGTATTATTTCCCCTGCGCTACAGCAAGCAGTTGAGTCATCCGTTGCGGAACTAGAGGAAGCTACCTTTGGTCGTGGTAAGTGGTTTGACATTGAGGATGACGTAGCAGACCAAGAAAAGCGTGATATAGCGCTGTTACGTGAAGTCCTATACAAAGACTTTAAAAAGAATAAAGTCCGTAAGAGCGTAGCTGAGTGCCTTATCAACGCGGCTGTATTCGGTACAGGTATCGCTGAAGTAGTATTAGAAGAAGAGAAAGAGTTCCAACCTGCTACACAGCCTGTTATGGGTGGGGATTTAACAGCGGTTGGTGTCAACATCGTAGATATGACTTGCGTAAAGCTACGACCAGTAATGCCACAGAACTTCCTTATCGACCCACTAGCTACTTCCATTGAGGAAGCGTTAGGTTGTGCAGTAGATGAGTTTGTACCTATGCACTCTGTAGAGCAACTACAGGAAGCAGGAGTCTATCGTGACGTATACGTAGGTGATGCACCATCAGACTTCGACATTGAACCAGATAAAGACCTAGCGGTATTCGAAGACGATAAAGTACGTCTAACTAAGTACTATGGCTTAGTACCTCGTCATTTATTAAAAGCGGCTCAAGAAGAATCAGAAGACGAAGAAGTAGAAGAAATAGTCGCTAATGAAAAGAGTGATTCATACTACGTAGAGGCAGTCGTTGTTATTGCCAATGATGGCACTATCCTAAAGGCTGAAGAGAATCCATACATGATGGGTGACAGACCAGTCGTTGCATTCCCGTGGGATGTCGTTCCTAGCCGTTTCTGGGGTCGAGGAGTATGTGAGAAAGGGTATAACTCTCAAAAGGCGTTAGACGCAGAACTACGCGCTAGAATCGATGCCTTAGCCCTTACTATCCACCCAATGATGGCTATTGATGCTACACGTATGCCTAGAGGTGCTAAAGCAGAGGTACGAGCGGGCAAGACTATCCTAACCAACGGTAACCCTGCTGAAGTCCTACAGCCATTAAACTTCGGTAATGTTAGTCAAGTTACCTTTGCACAGGCAGGTGAACTACAGAAAATGGTGCAGACAGCCACAGGTGCTATTGACTCTGCGGGTATCTCTGGTTCTATCAACGGTCAGTCTACAGCTTCGGGCATCTCTATGAGCCTCGGTGCTATCATTAAGCGTCACAAGCGTACGTTGATTAACTTTCAAGAATCATTCCTTATTCCATTCGTAACTAAAGCCGCACATCGTTATATGCAGTTTAACCCTGAGCGTTATCCTGTAGCGGACTACAAGTTCCATACGTCTAGCAGTCTAGGTATCATTGCTCGTGAGTATGAGGTTACACAGCTTGTACAGTTACTACAGACTATGCAACAAGACAACCCAATGTACTCACAGTTGATTATGTCAATCATTGATAACATGAACCTGTCTAATCGTGAAGAACTTATCTCTTCGTTGCAACAAGCTAATCAGCCTAACCCACAGGCACAGCAAGCACAACAAGCTATGCAACAAGCACAGATGGAGTTCCAGAAGTCACAAACTGCGGCACTACAAGGTCAAGCTACAGAGTCACAAGCTAGAGCGCAGAAACTTGCGGCAGAGGCAAGTGTTGTACCACAGGAGCTTGAGATTGACCGTATTAAGGCTGTTACAGCTAACCTTAAGTCAGGTGATGCGGATGATAAAGAGTTCCAGAAACGTCTTAAAATATCAGAGCAGTTACTAAAGGAACGTGAAGTAGCTGTTAAAGAAACCCAACAAGGAAAAGCAAATGATAACACAGCGTCAATTCAACGAGGCATTGGAGCAGGTGAACAAGGCATTCGACCAAACCCTCAAGCGACTGGCGGTATTGGAAGCAGACCTCCAAGACCTCAAGGAATCCCGCAAGGAGAAATCTAATGCCAGTAAAAAAAGACCCAAGACTGGCTAGAGCAGGAGTCTCTGGCTTTAACAAACCAAAGCGTACACCTAGTCATGCCAAGAAGTCTCATGTGGTAGTGGCTAAAGAAGGTGACAAGATTAAGACCATACGCTTTGGTGAGCAGGGTGCAAGCACAGCGGGCAAACCTAAAGCAGGTGAGTCCGCTAAGATGAAAGCTAAACGTAAGTCCTTCAAGTCCAGACACGGTAAGAACATTGCTAAAGGTAAGATGTCTGCGGCTTATTGGGCTGATAAAGTTAAATGGTAATCAGGAGAATACTATGCCATACGGTAAAGGTACATACGGTAGTAAAGTAGGAAGACCACCAAAGAAAAAAAAGACAGCAGTTAAGAAAAAGCCTAAGAAATAGCTTGACTTTCTTAGTAAATTATGGTATAATATTACTA